ATTCAGTGTGATAGAAACTTTCATCCTCTCAATCCTCCTGTAATTTAAAACCTCTTTGTCATCGCAGTAATCAGTATTTTAATAGCCTGCTTATCGGTGCATCCAGACTTTTTCAAATCCCGAAACATTTCATATGCGATTTCTGTCATAGCACCAATTTCATTTTTCTGCTTTTGCACAAAACTACTATCAAAATGCAGTACCTTACCCGGCATGTAAATCTCTCCTCCCGTGCTATTAGCCGTCGACCGCTGCATATAATTGCGCGGCGGTCGACGGCTAGTCTCCGCTAAGCGTGAGCTACGACGTCCTCGTCCACGTTGCTGAAGCCGTTCTTCGTGCCCCCAATTACGACCAGACGCACGTCGTAGGTGTTGCCGGGTGTAAGACCCGTGATCGTGGCGCTGGTGCTGGCGGCTGTGATCGCCGCGCTGGTGGTCGCTCTGATCCACTCGTTTGCGATCGGGTCCTTAACCTGCGCATATACGCTCGTCGCGCCAGTGGGCGCTGAGAACGTCAATGCCATAGTGCCAGCCGCGCCGCTGCCAGTAGCACCGGCCAGATCGCTGATAACCGTACCCGGTGCAACCGGCGTATACAGCGGATTGCTGAACCATCCGGTCTCGGGCACAGCCAGCAACGCCGCGGTCAACCCGCTCGGAATCGCCGCGTCGTCACTGTCAACGCTGTTTTTGATGCCATAGGTCTGCGCCGCGTAGTAGATCGGCTTGACCGCGAAGAACGTATAGCTGTCCTGCTGCGGCGTCACAGTGCCGTTAAACGTCTGGTTTGTCTCTCCAGACTTACTGACTTGGCCTTTCAGGAACCAGGTATAGCGGTATTCACCATTGCCCTTTTTGCTCCTGTATCCAAGCGCGATATAGTTCGACGTTTCTCCAACACCCTCGCGGTACAGCCCGGTGCTCGAACTGTAATCCGTGCCAAGTATGTCTTTTTTAACAGCTGCAGTCAGCCCGTCGTGGCTGAACGCAACCGTTATGTCGCCGTCTTGCGATATAATCTCACTGGGGCCGCCATCGCTCCAGTGCGGTACTTTTGCGCTGTTATTTGTGACTGTGACCTCGGTCACACCCTTAAGCGCAACCGGTGTGTCATACGTCAACGCAGCCGAACTATCCACCAGAACTCTGGCATAGTACAGCATATCAACGCTGATTCTTACGCTCTGCTTTTCCATTTACAAATCATCTCCTTTTTAAAACATTAAAGTTCTGCTTGATCGTCTGCCGGTCTTTATCGTCACGCACAACCGGCTGTACACCTTGGGCAGGTGTAATCCGCAAATAGTCCGTACCGTTTACACTTGCCCCGTCGTGATATTCCTCGTCCACCTCATAGCCCACTCGCATGAGCAAGTTTTGTATGGTCTGGATCGTAGTTCGGATTGTCTCGTATGCCGTCCCGCGTACAGCCACCTGTAGTCCTGGCCTATCAAGCTCTTCGCGCAGCAGAGGCGGCTCTCCCGCGTATTCATACAAACAAATAACGCTGTCAGAAGAATCCGGCATGCTGTTATAAAATATTGTCGTGCCTACGGTTCCCAGGTCATTATCGGCGAGGAAGTCCGCCATGTCAGCGACCATGCTCACGGTATCAGCCCCTTCCCAACATGCTGTAGGTACTTCTCTTTGTTTGCGTTATAAGGATCCTCCAGATACTTCGCTTTGCCCCCCTCTGGATGCCGAAATTCCAGCGCTTCGTGCTGCACAATCGCATATGGTAAGCTGTATCCGATCTCTACCGTCGTCCGCGTAGTGCTATGCCCAGAAATTGGCGAACTCACCGCGCAGTTCCCGCGCAGATCGCCCGTGTCTACCGGGGCCTCCTGGACACTCCGATCTTTTAGGTCAAGCGCGCACTCCAATAGCCGGTTATCCACCTGTGCCTCCAGAAAACGAAGTATCTCATCGCCGAACCACTCAAACTCTGCGCTCATAACCTCACCTCATACCAGAGCACCGCTCCGTCTGTGTCCTTCTGGGGAGCCGCGCTTTTGATCGGCCATATCACGCCGTCAACCAGAATACGATCTTTCGGCACGACAAGAACCTCTGTGAATACCTGCGTTTCAGACAACACAAGCTGCCCGCTTTGGTCATAGGTCATGCGTCGCTTATGCTCCACGCGAGCTTTTATGCTGACATCGGTAAAGCTCGGCTCATTTGCTGCGTTGTCGTTCGTCCAGCGCTTGAGAGTGACCGTTTCGGTCGCGTATTCAGATATCACGTCGCCACCTCACACAATCGCCGCTGTGAGCGCCATATACGGCCTCAGGAGTTCGCGGGCTTGATGTGAAAGTAATCGAAGCGCAGGCTTGGAGCCGTAGGTCTCTGACAAGCTCCCAAGTGAAAAGCTCTTCACCCCTTGCCGCTGCAGTTTTATGCGATTCGGAACGCCAACCACTAACGCCAAGGCCTCCTCGACCTGCGCATGCTTCACTGCCGCCGGAACCTCCGTTTGAACCACCCAAGCCCCATCGAATAACAGATTACTTTCCAATCGATCGGTTTGCGCTGCATCTGTCCGGATCGCTCGCGGAAATTCAAGGATTTGCGACTGCACGGCTTTTACACCTGCGTATCGCTGTTGATCGACTGTCCTGCATGCTCTTCGCAACAGCACCTCTTGACCTGCCGCCCCCGCTGCCGCCCATGCTACGAATTCGGCATCAGTAGCGATGTAATACTGCCCGACATACGTAGTGGCATCGGCTACGCCGATATAGGTGTCAGTCCCCACCGTTAACGCCATCGGCGCTCGCCTCCTCTTTCGCGTAGCTTTTGCGCTGCTGTTTAACGGCCTCACGGCGTTTTTCGCCAGTCGTCAAAGCTTGGGCTATGCCCGAATCAATCCAGCTATGCCCCGTCCGGTCGTCAACGCTTATGATGTCCCCAGGCTTAATCGGTTGCCCTGGCCTGCCGCTGTAAATCAGCATTCTCACTTTCATCATAGCGTCACCTGTAAATGATCCACGCACTGCCAGCGCCACCAAACGTCAAATTGATGGACGTGTCACATTGGATGGGGCAAGCGCTAACGTCCAATGAGGCGTTATTAACTGCGGCCCACTTCGCTGTTGCGCCGTCTTTGATGGTGACGTCATACGCGCCATTCACTTTCAGTAGGGCAACTTTGCCTGCGGTCGCTTTTACCGCCTTTGTTTCCGCACCGTCTGCCGTGATCAGCTCTGACATCCATCCGCGGGCCATATACGTTTCCATGATTTCTGTCTGCCTTGCCTGACTCACGATTCTTCACCTCGCAATACTTCAACCAATTGCCCCTTGCTCATGCGGTCAGCACCTCTTATGCCTCGTGCTTTCGCCCAGCTGATGAGAACACTGCGCGTAGCTTCGGATATAGCTCCGCTAACAGAAGACGCAAGGCCATCTTCAAGTCCGTCGGCGAGTGCTTTCCCCAATACCACAGACTCGGTACAAGAGCTACCCTCGCATTCTGCGTGGCTAATACCCATAGCGTCGAGCCGGGCGATCAGTGCCGAGTCTTCAGTCTCGAATACACCGTGTTGAAACCGAGCGCAGATTTTATTTGCCGCACCGTCCCACACGGCGCCATTTCCATAAAATTTCATAACCGCTCCTTTTTACGAGAGTACCATGGCGAACGCCTTTTTGCTGCCATTATAGGTGCCGCTGGACATGTCGATTGTTGTCCCCGCGACTGTGCCGTCTGCCGTCGCCACTGCCGCAAACACAGCTGCGCCAAGTACACCGAACGCCACATATGCAGTAGCATCGAGAGCCACGGGCAGGCCAAGTAAATTACCGACGCCCACTGTGATTGTGTCGTTCGTGCCCTCGACCGCGTCAATCGCCCATCCGGCGCCTGTAACACTGGATATGCTCGCAAAGGCCTTTGCGCCCGCAACAGTGCTACCAGCAACGGGCGTGATGACTTCGCTGATATCCTTGCCGGCGCTGTCTTTGCCGACAACCGTAACTGTACCCATTGTGTCCCCGGTGTCCCCTGCGGTAGCCGTAACGGTAGCATTCCGAGCCACATCCGGCTGCGCCGCGATAGTGTACGCGCCGTTCTTCATATTGACGCTGGTGACGATCCTGTCCACATCGGCCACGACAGGCGCGCCCAGCGAGATCCCTTTGAGCGTGTACGCCAGATTGTCAACAAAATATTTTTTAAGTTCTGGGTTCCGAACCTTGGAAAACGTAAGCATATTTTTCTCCTTTCAATGAAGAAGCGGCCCGGAGGCCGCCTCATTCGTTCCATTGATTCAATTATTCGTCTTTCAGTCCGGTCAGCGAGCCGTGCATGAACGCGGGGCCGTGCGCTAATCCGAATTTGCCGTAGATCTGGCCCTTCTCCGCAGCGCCGGTCTTGGCCAGCTCCTCATAGAAGAAATTGCCCTTTTTCGGCACCGGCTGGAACACCGGGGCGATAACGCTCATCTCGGCCACCAGCAAGGACGTCGCGGGCATGAATCTGTGCGGCGACGCAATACCAATGTTACCGTAGTCCGTCTCAATCTGCTTGATGTTCACACCACCCACGTTCCGATCCTCCGGCGCGTAACCGTAAATGTTGCTGATGATGGTCTTCTGGAACCCGCCGACGAAAATCACACAGTTTTTGAAAATCGCGCCGTTTGTGTGCATCTCCAATAGCAGCGAATCCAGTAACGCCTTGCTCAGATACACGTCACCAGCCGCAACTGTGTTGACCGTGCAAAGCGCGAGCATACCGCGGGTTTTGTTTGCCACGTCTGCCGCTGTCGCGATCTGGTACACGCCGTTAATGCACGTATATTCAATATCCCGGGCGATCTTTTCGAGTGCTTTCGCGATTTGCCAATCCTTCTCGTCCTGCACATTGTTCTCCGCGCCTGCAGTATTGATACCGGACAGCCTGCCCTGGTTGCTCAGCCGTTCATAGCTGACCGACACCTGTTCCTGGAAGATCTGAGTCACGTTTTTGCTCTGATCGCGCACATAGCTGATCGCGGCGGGAGCCGTCAGCGACGCCGTCTCTGTGATGGCCGGCTGCGTTGCCGACTCGTGATCATACTCCGAGCTTGTTGCAAACTCGAAGTTATCTGTCTGCTTCCCGCCTGTCATGCCCCCGATCATCGAGAGAAACGGCGTGTTGACCATGTCTGCGGTAAAAAGTTCACCTGCATAGTTCGGCAGGTTCCAAACGGTTCCGGCTGCTGCATTTGCCATAAATAATCACTCCTTTTTTAATTTTTTACTTTTGCTGCTGCGCAAGAAACAACTTGTTTTTTGCGGACACCATGGCTACGGTGTTACCGCTTTTAACGGCTGCATCATACTGCGCTTGCAGCTGCTCAATTTCGCCCTTCGGCGCTCCGCCAGCGGGATTAGTGCCACCATTACCCCCATCAGCCTCAAACAAGTAGGCCTTACCTGTCTGCAAGACAGTGAATTGCTCATCGATGCCCGTGACATTGCCATCAGCGTCAACGGTTAGCTTCGACGGATCAATAAAACGCTCAATGTCCGCCGCGTCGCGCGCCTTCGCCTTTGTGGCAGCGAGCTGCACGGCTGCGGTGATACGCGCCTTTTTGTACCGTTCGGCTGCTTCGGTCGCCTGCTTTATGTTCTCGCTTTTGAGTCGCTCAATCTCGGCAGATAGATCCTCATTGCCTTTGGACTTCTTGCCGAGCTCTGCTATCTGTGCATCGCGCTCGTCGACCTGTTTTTTAGCCTCTTTGTACTTCTCGTTGATCTCGTCCCATTTCGCTTTGGGAAAATAGCTACCGTCACTGATCACGGCGATCGTGTGCTTCCCAGCCAATTTGTCTGTGACCTGTTTATACAGGTCGTCACCCAACAACTCTTTTAAATCCATTTACAATTCTCCTTTGCAAACTCACCTTTTTATGGCTGGTTGGCCCCAGCGAATGCCTGCGTTTTGAAACGGAACCTCTAAAACCGCAATAAAAAAAAGCCCCTTAAAGGCTTTTTGACTGATTTGTTAATGCTTATAACTTCTAGATGCTTGCCAGGGCGTCAGCTTCGCTGATTTCCTCATACATGTCATAAGTATCGCTCTCTGGGCTGAAATAATGCAACAGGATACCGCTTCGCAGCCATCCCTTGCCCGGAAAGAACTGCTCCTGGATTTTTCCCGCTCCCCTGACAATAGTCCCTTTATGCTTTGGGTCAAGCAGCCTGTAATATCTCATTTTCTGTTCTTCACCCTTTCAATTCCAGTCGGAACAGTCAGTTTGCTGGACAGGTCAATCATCTCATCGTTTAACTTGAAATACTCATCCGACATTTGATCCAGCTCGCGTGCCTTTTCGTACAACTTGTGAAGCTTCCCGTCTTTCAGTACAAAACTGTCCGGCGTATGATACTGCAATTCAAACTTCTGTCCGGTCGGAGATCTCATCGTTGTGTTAATCCCCTTATAGGGATTGTTGTCGTCGAGCCAGCTATTTTTCACTTCAACCGTAGTATATCCTATTTTTTCAAATTCTTCAATACTCCGCAAAGCCTTTTCCGTTATTTGCTCAGGCGGCGCTGTGTATGTGTAACGGATTATGTCTTTAACTTCATAGGTGTTGCCGCTCGACCTGAAATTACTCTTGATTTTCCGGAGATACGACTCTTTGCTTTTAATCCGATATTCGAGGCCGACCGTGTCGACTCCCAGCTTGCCAGCAATGCCAGTCACAGCACTTGTGATACCCGGTTCGTTCTTAACCGCCTTGTCGTAGTATTGCATCCCTTTGACCTGAGCCTGCATCACACCCCACTTTTCACCGTCTGCCCGTTTCATCGAACGGAAACCGCTGAAAGTTTTAGGTACACTGTCAGGCCCAAGGCGGGTCCTATAGCGCTCGTATTGCTGCCGGTCTTGATAAAGCTCTCGCTTCTTTGCTTGTCCGGCGTTGTAGGCCGCCAGTGACCGCTGTGCGCGTTCTTGCGCAACTGGATCCCACTCACCGACGTCAAATGAGCGGCTGCTTTTCTCAACATCGGAAGCAATCTCGTCCGGATCCTTCAACGCCTCGATCCATGGCGTGAGACGGTGACGACAACGTGGATGTATGTTGGCATAATCGCCGCTATACGCCACACTAAGCTCGGGAAATCGTTTGTCCTTCCCACTGATGGAGTATACCCGCCCCTGCAGCGGCAAACAGATCGAGCACGATGTGTTGTGTTCGCTCATGCGCACAAGGTCGCTGCCCACAGCTTGCGTCTCATTCAGCGTTGCTTGGTTTGTGGCCTCGGCGGTCGTGCTGCGTGCCACGATGTCGGCGTATGAAGACAACGACATGTATGCAGGCTTGCCGCCGCGCATATATTTAACGGCCTGAACACCCTCCTGCTCGTATATCTCACGAAGCTTTTGGCGAGTCTTTTGAACCGTCGTGCCGGTGGCCACTTTATTTGCAATTGCATCGAGACTGGCCTGCCTTATGTTATCCTGCACTCGGCGGCCAACATGCGCTATAGCTGAGCCGAAATCGCTTTTTGCGTTGTCGGCAAGTATTTTGACAGCCTCTTTGTGCAAGACGCTCCATGCGCCCAGCGTTTTTGGTGCTGTTTTGCCGGCGGCGACGTATTGGGCCGTGATAGCCGCATCAGCTTCGAGGATGCTTGCGCGGTACGCTGCAGGTATTAATTCATCCAGCAGCGCGTCGCTCTTGCCCTGCAGTTGCGCCAATTCAGCATTTATGCTGTCCAGCAGGGCACGATCAAAGCGTGTCGCTTTCACAAGCAGCCGGTCGAGCAATGTCCGCTGCGCTCGTTCATACAGCGCGATGAGATCATTGATGCCCGCCATACCCTGCCTCCCGATATTTCTTTATATCAAAAAGGCACCCGCCGAGATGCCCTTTGTTTGAACATTATATCGCGTCAGCCGCTACCCATGCAGCGTATATTTTTGGACCCTGCAGCGCTATCCAATCGACCATCTCTTCGTTTCGCGCCCATCCATCACTTTCCGCTGTGTTGCACGCTAAGCCACTTTCGGTGAGGAACGCGTGGGTTATTTCATGGCGCAGCGTATCTTTCTGTGACACGTTTATGGTGTTCTGATCCTCGTGCTCCCAGCCCTTGTACGTTGCCATATCGCACACAACAATTTCCTTGTTGCATCCATCACAAAACCCACAAATACTTCTGCGTTCAAATGCTTCTTCCTCGTCGTACTTCTTTACGATGATCGCATATGCGGTACCGAGGATGTTCACCGTTTTCTGCCCGAACGGCACGATTTCTAATGCCATAATTCCCTCCTATTCCGGTTTCGACTCTAAAGCGTACGTCGCCCGAAAGCTCTTATTAACGGCATCAAGATGGATGTGCCCAGCAAACTCGAACATGTCGCCGACGCCGCAGCCCCAGTAATTGTTGTACACAAAGCCGTCCTCACACTTGATCAGCACCGCGACTTTTCCGGCTTTCGCCAAAATCATGTTTTTGACGTCTTCGGCGTACTTCTCAAGAGTGTCAGTGTTTGGAAACTCAATCACGTTATCGCGCTCTGCGGCGGCGGTTTCCTGCAGATGCTTTTTACACATCAGCCGCCCTTTTTCGTCTGTGTCCATTCTCTTCGCGCCTCCTGCGGCATTCGCCTGACTGACCCGTCCCGACGATGAATAACAGCGTCTTTGTTCCCAAGTATGGCTTCTTTCTGTGTAGGATAGATGCCGATTACCCGTTGATCCTGTCGAACAACCCACTGTCCACCCATATTCAAAACAATGTGCTTCATACGCCCACCATATCCGCTTCGGGCTCTGAAGTATCATTCTCTGATATCGCAGGAACTGTCGGCCCCGCCGCGGACTCCTCTTCAAGAATACGCTCATACTCCTGATCAGCTTGTTTGCGGTCTTTCCCGTCAAGCTGCTGAATTGCTGATACCACGCTCATCGTTGCCTTACCGCCTGTTCTGGTCTGCGCAATCTGTGCACGCTCGAGCTCGTCATTCGGCAAACCATCCTGCCACACGATACTGATACTCTCGTTGACCAGATTGACAATGTCAGGGCCGCCGAACTGGGAGGCTGCTTTGATGGCCCGAACGAGTACCGGGGTGTACCGCATTGTGAGCCGTTTGACCTTTGAAAGCAGCGACATATAGCGCATACGAAGCGCCTTGCTGCTGGCGTCTTCTCCGCTCTTTTCTCCATTGTCGAAGAGCGCTGTGCCCATTTCACTGATGACCGCCAGAAAATTAATGAGCTTCTCAATCTGCTTGAAGGCGGCATCCAATTGGCCGTCCCAGGTCACATACTCCACTGGCACGTCGTTCTCGTCCTCACGCGGAAAATAGTTACCCATTTTCAATTTCCACTCTCCGGTCTGAGGATCCCTTTCAAGAGCCCCTGCGGGCCCCTGCACGGACGGAGAAGCGTGTTTGTCCAGAACCCGGGATATTTGTGCCACCCGCACAAGTAACTCGCTGATGATGCTGTCAACGTCTGAATAGTCGTCGAAGCCGTGCACCCTGTCACTGGTGATGATGTTCGGGATCTGCATGACCGCAAAATCATTCATGCCCGTCTGCACCGTGCGCTCGATGCCAATCAGCGCACCTATGTAGTCACCGGCAACTTGTTTTTGGATGGCGCCGACTATGCGGTGCACCCGCTCACGGTAGCGGCCGCGCTCGTGGATACGCAACTGCAACTGCTTGTTGTCACCGTCGCCTGTGACCCAGCCCAGCACATGCGCTGTTACGCGTTTGATATTCTGCGGATCCACGACAGGATACCAAATAGCCGGTTGCGTTACATCAATCATCCCGTGATCGCCATCTTTGTAGACGATGAAAAGGCCATCACCATATCGGCTGACATCAAGCGTGTTTTCGTATCCCGTGTTGAAGAGGTCGCTGTTTTCGATGATCTTATTAATGGCTTTCTGCTCAACACTGTCAGCCTCTTTACCGTCCACCGTTATTTGCGGTGGCTCCAGCCAAATGAAATCTGCTGTTTTGGTGCTGATTTTTCGCTGAAAATTTATGACCACCGGATAGCTGACAACCTGTTCAAAGTTCCCGATCACGCGCTCGATGCGCTGAAAAGCCTCACGATATATATTCTCGTGTTCGCCCTCAAACAGCGCGCGGTTGGCGCTATATAGCTCCATGCGCCCCTGCTCGCACTTTGGCGGCCATGGCTGCCCCACATTCAAGAAATCTAAATTTGTCAGCATAATGCACCCCGTCAAATCTTAATTGTGACCGCGCCAATACCACCGGCGTCATATAGCGCCAACCCCAGCGCGTCGGCTCTGTCCGGTGACGATACACCACGGCGCTTCATATCCTCTTTGCGCTCCAGCTCGATCTCGCCGTCGCTGTTGATTCTGTATTTGCGATTGCTTATCTGGGAGATTAGCTTATCGTCATATAGCAGCTCAAGACTATTGCATCTCAGCATCTCGCGCATCTTACCCCACATAAGCCCCGTGGAATTCGCCATCTTGACAGGATCGTCGGCTTTGAGCTTTCCGCCTCTGCCCCCGAAATGACATTCGCGCAAATAGCACGGAAGCCGCTTTTCTTTCAGGCGGTCATAAACCCCAACGCCTAGACCGTCGCAGTCAATTTTTACGCTGATAATGGCGTTTGGATATTTTGCATTATTGCGCTCCACCATCTGCACCACATACCCCGTGATCTCCATAGTGTCGTTGTGATGGTATATCTCCATCGGTTGCAGCTGCCGCCGATTAAACACCGGACACAATACACTCTCGTCATCACCAAAACGCGCCACGTCAACACCAATATCAATCGTCGTGGGAGTTTCAAGCGTAAGCGTCTTTTTGCTGTTGCGCTCCGCCCACTCCATGGGAATAAAGCTGTCCGGCATCGCCTTCGGGAAATCACCAGAAACCCGAACGCGAAACACATCCGAATCTTCGCCGAACATATCAACGATCATTTTAACGAACGCGGGCGATACCCTGGC